ATCTTTTGTATCACAACTCCAGTGAATGATTTACTGGAACAATATCGCAGAATGTTCAGTCGTATCGAACTAGCACCTGCTGGTCTAAAACTATAATGAAAACTATGAATGAGTAAATATTACACAAATGTTGTTTTACAAGGCAACCATGTCTTGTTTCGTGGTGTAAGCAACGGACGGAGAGTAAAAGAGAAAATCACTTACTCTCCGACATTGTTTTTGCCTGCTAAGAAAACTTCCGAATATAAAACGTTATTCAATGAACCTCTTGAACCAATGACGTTTGAGAATGTTCGTGAGGCACGTGATTTTGTAAAGAGGTATGGAGATGTTTCGAATTTCAAAATATATGGTAATACACGCTATGAATATGCCTTTATCGCAGACAATCATAGAGGTATTATTGATTGGGATATTTCTCATCTATCAATTGTCATAATCGATATTGAGGTTGGTTCAGAGAATGGATTTCCTAATCCAGATCGAGCAGATGAACCAATTACTGCTATTGCTGTTCGTCAATTGAATGGTGGTACTACTGTGTATGGTTGTGGTGATTATGAGGTAAAAGGTGAAGAGACATATATTAAGTGTAGAGATGAAGTCGATCTTTGTAAGAAGTTCCTTGCTGATTGGTCAAATAACTATCCTGATATCATCTCTGGTTGGAATATCAAGTTTTTTGATATACCTTATCTTATCAATAGGTTTTCACGTTTACTTGGCGAAGATGGTGTAAAGAAACTTTCACCATGGGGTCATACGTTCACACGAAATGCCACATTCAAAGGTAAAGAGCAAGTAATACATGAGATTGTTGGTATCTCAGCACTTGACTACATTGAACTCTATCGAGGGTATGCACCTGGTGGTAACTCACAAGAATCATATAAACTAGATTCTATTGCCAACGTAGAACTTGGCGAAACAAAACTGTCGTATGATGAGTATGACAACCTTCATCAGTTATACAAACTCAACTATCAAAAGTTTATCGAGTATAATATCAAAGACGTTGATTTGGTTGTACAACTTGAAGATAAACTGAAATTGATTGAGTTGGTAATTACTTTGGCGTATGATACCAAAACAAATTATGAAGATGTGTTTGCTCAAACCAGAATGTGGGATGCATTAATCTATAATCATCTTATTGAGAAAAAAATTGTCATACCACCTAGGACTGTACAGAAGAAAAACGAAGCATTTGAAGGTGCGTATGTTAAAGATCCACAAGTTGGTATGCATGACTGGGTTGCATCGTTTGACTTGAACTCTCTGTATCCTCACTTAATCATTCAATACAATATTTCACCAGAGACATTGATTGAACATGAGGATTATACTGAGTATATGACTTCACTTGCGTCAGATACAAATGTTGATAAATTGTTGAATAAGCGATTGGATACCAGTGGTCTGAAAGATATAACGATCACACCAAATGGTCAATTCTTTCATACAACTAAACAAGGTTTTCTGCCAGAGATGATGGTAGAAATGTATGAAGATCGGAAGAAGTTTAAAAAGTTGATGTTAAAGTCACAACAAGATTATGAGAATGAAAGTGATCCAAGAAAAAAGTTTGAGATTGAAAAACTGATCGCACGATATAATAATCTACAGTTGGCAAAGAAAGTTACTCTGAACTCCGCATATGGTGCTATGGGTTCACAGTATTTTAGATTTTATGATCTACGTATGGCACTTGCTGTTACCACTGCTGGTCAGTTATCTATTCGCTGGATTGAAAATAAACTAAACGATTATCTAAACAAACTATTAAAAACTGAAAAAGATTATGTTATCGCCTCTGACACAGATTCAATTTATCTCAACCTTGGTCCATTGGTTAATAGCATCTACAAAGAAGGAAAGGAAACTTCAGCAATTATCGCCTTCATGGATAAGGTCTGTGAAAATAAGATTCAACCGTTTATTGATGAGAGTTATAAAGAACTTGCTGATTATGTTCACGCATACGACCAAAAAATGATTATGAAACGTGAAGGTCTTTCAGATAAAGGTATCTGGACTGCCAAGAAACGTTATATTCTCAATGTGTATAATAATGAAGGTGTACAGTATAATGAACCTCATTTGAAGGTAATGGGTCTTGAGATGGTAAAATCATCTACACCTGCGGTCGTTCGTGAAAAGATGCGCCAACTTATTAAACTGATTGTTACTACAGATGAATTGACTGTACAGAAGTTTGTTGCAGAGTTTAAAGAAGAGTTCAAATCGTTACCTGCAGAAGAGATATCTTTTCCACGTGGATTAAACGGATTGAAAGAATATTCTGACTCTGCTACACTATATAAAAAGGGCACACCGATACATGTGAAGGGTGCGATACTCTATAATCATTATCTAAAACAACACGGTCTAACGACCAAGTATCAGTTGATTCAAGAAGGTGAAAAGATCAAATTCACTTATCTAAAATCACCAAATCCTTTCAAAGACTCTGTGGTATCTTATCCATCAAGATTGCCTAAAGAGTTTGATCTGCAAGATTATATTGATTATGATACACAATTTGAAAAGACTTTTCTTGATCCAATCAAAATCATTCTTGATTCTATTGGATGGGAAACTGAGAAACAATCTACTTTAGAATCGTTCTTCGGATGATACACGTTATATTGCCATTTTTAACTGCAATTGCTCTGTCTGGTATTGCTGCATACTATTCAGTGATTGGACTTGCACAGATATTTCCAGGTTCTTACTGGCCAATTATTATTATGGGTTCTGTGCTCGAAGCAGCAAAGTTGGTAACAGTATCATGGGTATACAATAATTGGAAAAATACATTCTCTGCATTGAAAGTGTATTTTCTGATTGCAGTTGTATTGCTCATGGCAATTACATCGATGGGCATCTTTGGTTATCTGTCTAAAGCACACATCGAACATTCTACTGGTATTACACCATTGATTGAGAAGGAAATGATTTATGAGGAAAAGATTAAAACCCTCAAAGAGAACATCGAGACTAATCGCAAAAATGTTCTCCAATTGGATGCGGCTGTCGATCAAGTCATGGTACGCTCGTCGGACGAAAGGGGGGCTGAGAGGTCGAACCAAATCCGCAAAGCCCAACAGAAGGAGCGCATACGAGCGGCTGATGAAATTGCTAGGGCGCAGACCGAAATACAGAAAATTACGGAAGAAAAGTTTCCTATATCCTTGGAAATTAAAAAGGCTGAGTCGGACCTGGGGCCTATAAAATATGTGGCTGATGTAGTTTACGGCACACAAGACCGTGACTTAATTGATAAGGCGGTTAGATTAGTAATCTTTGTAATCATTGTGGTATTTGATCCACTTGCAGTATTGTTGTTGATTGCTGCTAATCAAACTTACAGTAGATTGAAACATCAACCCAAAATAGAGGTAAAAAAAGTAGTGAGAAAGAAAAAGATTGACAAGAATGATAGTCCTAGTTTAGAATCATTCTTTGTAGATGAAAAACATCAAGTAATACCGAAAGATAAAATTGCTGATATGAATGGAGATATGAATGAGCGTTCTTGAGAAATTAAAAAAAGGTTCGACAATTAAAGAGTCGTCGATACTTTCTAAGTCTCAGTTCTTTACTGAGAAAGATATGATACAAACATCTGTGCCTATGGTCAATGTAGCACTATCTGGTAATCTTGATGGTGGCCTGACACCTGGTCTGACTATGTTTGCTGGTCCATCAAAGCACTTTAAAACTGCATTTGCTCTGTTAATGGCATCTGCATACATGGAGAAATATAAAGATGCCGTTGTTTTATTTTACGATAGCGAGTTTGGGACTCCTCAATCTTATTTCGATACATTCAATATTGATACCAATCGTGTGCTCCACACTCCTATTACTGACGTAGAACAGTTGAAGCATGATATTATGGTTCAGTTGCAACAGATTGAAAAAGGTAATAAAGTTATTATTGTTCTCGATTCGATTGGTAATCTAGCATCAAAGAAAGAAGTTGATGATGCAACAGAAGGCAAATCAGTTGCAGATATGAGTCGTGCAAAACAAATGAAGTCGTTGTTCCGTATGGTAACTCCGCACTTGACTATCAAAGACATTCCAATGATTGTTGTGAATCACACATACAAAGAGATTGGTATGTTCCCTAAAGATATCGTTGGTGGTGGTACAGGTTCTTACTACTCAGCAGATACAATTTGGATTCTTGGTCGTCAGCAAGAAAAGACCGGCACAGAAATTACAGGTTACAACTTCATCATCAACGTTGAGAAATCACGATTTGTGCGTGAGAAGTCTAAGATACCAGTAGCAGTATCATTTGATGGTGGTATACAAAAGTATTCTGGTCTGATGGACATCGCACTTGAAGGTAACTTCGTACAGAAACCGTCTAATGGTTGGTATGCTAAAGTCGATCAAGAAACTGGTGAGATTGGCGACAAAAAACGATTTGATGATACACAGAATGCAGAGTTCTGGGATGATATTCTTGCTAGTGAGAAATTCAAAGAATATGTAAGGAAACGATATGAAATTACTTATGGCAACATTATGGGAAAAGATACAGTTCTGGAAGAAGAAGAATTTGCCAGTGATGTATAAAGAGAATGTAGATTATCAGTTTATACAATCTGATGATGACCAGATAACAGGCATCGGCATACTGAAAGGTAAGTATGCTGGTGTTCTGTATCACTATGGTAAAGCAAAGATAATCGAAGAGGGTGAATTTGCCAGACTCTACTTCGATTATACCATTGAGCATACGCCCACTTTCAGTGTGCATGACTTGACAAACGATCAAGAATTTCATACAATGATAGGTGACATATTAACAGACATTTTAATGAAGCAATCCAATGAAACGATTAGAAACCACGATTCTCAAGAATTTGATATTCAATGAAGATTATGCTCGTAAAATTTTACCTTTCATAAAGTCGGAGTATTTTACCGATAACACCGAGAAAATACTCTTCCAAGAAGTTGAAGAGTATATCAATCACTATAAGAATCTTCCAACCTACGAATCGCTCGTAATCAATTTTACCGAATCAAAAACACTGACTGAACAGCAAGTTCAAGATTCAGTTGAAATGCTTCGTGAAATTAATGCTGAAAAAAATGAACCATCCGATATAGCATGGTTAATAGACAACACTGAAAAGTTTTGTCAAGATAAAGCACTATACAATGCCATCATGAAGTCGGTGAAGATTCTTGATAATAAATCTGACAAAGATAGTAAGGGTTCTATTCCACAGTTATTGAGTGATGCCCTTGGTGTATCGTTTGATTCATCTGTTGGTCACGATTATGTCGAAGATGCTGATAATCGATTTGAGTTTTATCATCGCCATGAGACAAAGATTCCGTTTGACTTGGACATCTTCAATAAGATTACTAAAGGTGGTTTGCCAACTAAAACTTTGAATATCGCACTTGCTGGTACAGGTGTTGGTAAATCTCTGTTTATGTGTCACGTTGCTGGTTCTTGTTTGTCGCAAGGCCTGAATGTTTTGTATATCACGATGGAAATGGCCGAAGAACGAATTGCTGAACGTATTGATGCCAATCTTTTGAACATTGACATATCCGATCTTCATGCTATCAGTAAACAAGATTATGATCGCAAGTTTTCTGCAATGAGAGTAAAGACACAAGGTAAGTTGATCATCAAAGAATATCCAACTGCTGCGGCATCTGCACTTCATTTCCGTGCTTTGTTGAACGAATTGCAACTAAAGAAGAGTTTCAAACCTGATATCATCTTTATCGACTATCTTAACATTTGTGCAAGTGCTAGAATTAAACCAGGTTCTAATGTCAATAGTTACTCTTATATTAAAGCGATTGCCGAAGAATTGAGGGGTCTGGCCGTCGAGTTCGCAGTACCGATAGTATCTGCCACTCAGACTACCCGTTCCGGCTTCACCTCCAGCGATCCAGGACTTGAGGATACATCTGAGTCTTTTGGTCTGCCAGCAACAGCCGACTTTATGTTCGCTTTGATAAGTACCGAAGAGTTGGAACAGTTGAATCAGATCATGGTCAAACAGTTAAAGAACCGATATAATGATCCAAATACATTCAAAAGATTCGTCATAGGTATTGACAGAGGTAAGATGAAACTGTATGATGTAGAACAAGGTGCTCAGGATGATATCGTAGACTCTGGCCAAGTTCCACCAGATAAACCTCTGAATTCTTTTGGTGAACGTGAAAGACAGAGTGGCTTCAAGAATAAGTTCGGAGGCTTCAAAGTATAAATATAGTATCAATATAAAGGAAATACTATGTCCGTAGGAGCAGGTGGTGTAGAATATGAGAATAAAGTTCTCAGAACAATAAAACCACAAATACCAAAAATTAAAGGTTTAAAATTGAAAGCGGGCAGTTCTACAGCAGCATATGCTGCCACTGAACCCGATTTAGTTCTTTTATTGAGTGGTGTGCAGATAAACATAGAAATTAAACAGGATAGTAAAGCACAAATGGGTGGTGGTTCATATAATTATGATATGAAAACGAAAAAATTCAAACTATCCGCAAAAACAGTAATTGATCCAGCAATTGATACAAAATTGCAAGAAACGTTAGAAACAAAATCTAAAGATTTGAATAAACTTTTGAATTATGTAAAAAATAATGATGCGAAATTGTTGTCAGAAAATGTAAAAGGATTACCTTTAACTGCTGCAAAAAGTATGTGGGAAGAATTAACATCTGAAAAATTCTTAGTTCCTTTGAATGCTAAAGAAACAGTACCATATTCATTCTTACATGACCATTATGCTAAAAAAAATTGTTATTATATTCAAATAGGAGGTTCTGGTTTATTTTATTTAAAATCTAATCCTCTTAATCTTCCTATACCACAATTAAAAATTCCAATGGCTATTGAATTACGTTTAGGAAGAGCGGGTTCTAAATTAAATAAAACATTAGGAATAGATGTTGCAAGTGGTAATATGAGAGCGCAGGGAAGATTGGATAGTAAAACTAAGATGACATCACCCTATTCTTTGGATAAACCAGGCCATTTTTTAGAATTGTTTGGTAATATTTCAAATAACGATTTAAAGAAATTAAAATGAAATTCTCAGAATACATAACCGAAGCAAAAGAAGGTAAGAATGTTCACCTAGAACATTTGGAAGATAATGTACTGAATAATGGCGTATCAGGTGCACGTGAAGCGATTAACTTTCTTCGTTCACTACGTAATATGTTAGCAGGTCATTCCGACGTAAAAGTAAATGTGACTACAAAATGGGATGGCTCACCTGCTATTTTCGCTGGCATTAATCCAGAAAATGGTAAGTTTTTTGTCGGTACAAAATCTGTGTTCAATAAGAATGCTAAACTGAACTATACAGATACAGATATTGATGAGAATCATCCATCAGAAGGCTTGAATGATAAACTAAAGATTGCACTTGCATACTTGCCTAAGTTAGGCATCAAAGGTATTCTGCAAGGCGATATGATGTTTTCTAAAAGTGATTTGAAGCAACAGACAATCGATGGTGAAGAGTATGTCACATTTCAGCCAAATACAATCGTATATGCTGTGCCAGTGAATACTAAACTTGCCAAGATGATGATGGCCGCACAACTTGGTGTGGTGTTTCATACATCATACACAGGTAAAGATATTGAAAACATGAAAGCATCATTCAATATTGACATCGGACATCTAACTACAACAAAAGATGTTTGGTTTCGTGATGCTTCATTTACTGATGCTTCTGGTTCTGCTACGTTTACAGAAAAAGAAACTGCCGATCTCACATCAATTCTTTCACAAGCAGGTAGATTGTTCAATACGATACCAGCATTAACATTGAATAAGATTGCATCATCCGAAACATATCTACTACAAATTAAAACGTACAACAACACTAAGATACGTGAAGGTCAAGAGATTCGTGATACCAGAGCACATGTAAATGGTTTGATGAAGTGGGTGGAAGATAGATTAAACAAAGAAATATTAGCAGCAAAAAAAGAAGAAACAAAACAGAAACGCATCAAAGAAAAAACGGAAGTGATGAGATTCTATCGTACCAACGCAGCACAGTTGAAGAATATATTTGATTTGATGAATATGATCATTGAGGCAAAACTTATGATCATCCGTAAATTGGAAACTATTCGTTCAATAGGTACATTTGTTCGCACAGACGATGGATTCAGGATCACAGCACCAGAAGGATTTGTTGCGGTAGATAAGATAAAAGGTAATGCGTTGAAACTGGTTGATCGATTAGAGTTCAGTCATCAAAACTTTAATGCTGCCAAAAACTGGAGTAAATAATGGAATACGATATCAATAAGATTATGGCAGAATATGGTGATGAT